AGAACCGTAATATTATTGTTGAGCAAGGTTTAGACGCGAAAGATGGTATCGAAAAGCAGCTGGTGGATGCCACGTTGCAGCGCCTTGGCACTACAAGGTCAAAAGTACGCCAGAGCAAGGGTAAGATCGATGACTTTAGTCGTGAATTGAACCGCACCTGGAACAGTTATTACAGCCGATACCAAAAAGAAAACGGCACCAACCCTGTAAAGCCGCAGTTATTCAAAACTGTTGGTACACACTTTAAAAACCTGGCACCTGAGCTGCAAGCTACACCGACTAGCGGTGGTGAGAGATCTTACATGCGAGATGTCACTGCACGTGCCAGAGAGTTGTTATCAGAGCAGGGTTATGATATAAATACTGCAGATTTCCAAGCCTTGATGTGGTACCCGGAAAAGCAGCTTGCACAGAAGATGGGTGTCGCAAAAGGTAAAGGTGATGACAATGATTATCTGGACGCAGCTATAGAGGCTGCAACAAAAGAAGGTATATCAAATGACCAAATCCAAGAAGCACTCCCCGAAGCAGAGCGAGCAAGGCTCTTTGGTGGAACAGATACCAGACAACAAGATGTCAGCAGCAGTGCGGTCGTTGATCGAGTTAGCGGAGCGCAAGAACCAACCATCGATTATCAAAGACGGATTGGGGATGGGGTCGCCAGCTCTCCAGCGGAGCCTGGAGAAATACGAGACCAACTAGCTGTAACTGAACAGCTGTTTGCAGAAGGCAAGCCAGTACCTATCGGGCTGCCGGGATCACCATTCGAAAACGGTATCCAGGACTTACGTGTTGTCGAGAAGCTCGCTAAGGCGCTTGAGTATGCTTTTGAGATATACGCTAATCCAAACCGCATGAATAAAGATCTAAAAGAAAGGTTTAACTCGAAAGGTGTTGTTAAAGGTTTTACTGGCGGCTTTCTAATCTCAAGAGATATAGACCCTTCATCTATGCTAGTTGACCGCACGACCGGTGAGAGAATCCGAGGTAAAATCGGCGTTCTTGATGTTTACAAAAACCCAAAAGGTACCAAGAAGAATAGCCAGGCTGATGTCATATGGGCTTCTCTACATGAGCTAGGTCATGCTATAGAGCGCAGATCATTTATCACGGAAAACATACCGAGCCCATCTTCGACAACTTTTAACAACCAAGATGGCGCTTTGCGTTTTGCATACGCTAACAAAAAGGGTGATCCACAGGTTTATACTGAGACTTTCCGTGATTTCTTGATGCAAATTATGCAAACATCATCAGGAAAGCCCGGTAAGCAGGTAGGTGAAAGAACTGATATCAACATCAGCATAGAAGACGCCCAGCAGGTCATAAACGAAATGATCAATATGCAGCGTACTGGTGTCCTATCTATCTCTGGAGTAGGGGATGCTGTTGCTAGAAAAGATTATCAGACAGTCGGCCAGATGGCTTTAAATATACAAAATAATAACAATTTAAATGATAGCCAAAAAGCGCAGCGAGAAGAAAAGCTACGTCAGGATTTGTTAAAGTATGAAACAATCTATTTCCAGACGATGCCTGAGCTGGCAGCCGACATGATTGGTATGTACATGTCAGACCCAAAAGGCTTTAAGCAACGCGCACCTGCGGCAGCTGCAATTACCAAGCAGCTTCTGAACCAAGCTAATTCACCAACCTCTGGACTTGTTAAGTTTTACAGCATGCCCCTGGCAACTGTTGTGGCTATCATCATGGCCAACTTACTTGCCGGCGAGCGTGAAGAAGAAGAGCAGAACGGCATGCTAAACCTCGGTAGAGGCGCACTAACAGCATAAAGAGAGACAACATGGGTAAACCAAAAGAGCCGCGCGCCAAGGCACCGCCTCGGCATGGCAATGGTACCCATCCACAACGCGCACCTAAGAACAACTACTTTGCGACGCTCATGTCCACACCAGAGGGCAGGGAGCTGCGTAAAGAGTGGTCTAAACGCCCCAGGAAGAACCCTGGGCGGCCTAAAGGTGTGCCGGATGGCTACAGAAAGAAAACAATCGAACCTCTACGGCAAGAGCTGCGAGGCGAGGCAGAAAAGGTAGTCGAAGTAATGACAAAGAAGCTAGACGTTAATCCAGATGAGTACGCAACCGAGGCATTGGTAACAGCTGTCGAGATCATGCGGTCACCTGATGCAACCAGGGACAGGCTGTCAGCTGCGCGACTTGTATTAGACTTTACCAAGCAGAAGCCGGCATCAAAGTCAGAAATGGCTATCAGCCAGGCTGAAAGTTTCCTCGAAGGACTGTTACAAGAAGAGCAAACCAATGGACAAAAAGCTGAGGCAAATCAGGAAGAGACTACACACTGATTTCGATTACTACGCAAAAGCTGCACTGAAGATTAGAACAAAGAGGGGCGAAGTCGCCCCTTTAGTTTTAAATGAAGCACAGAAGATCTTAAACGAGGCTGTCACCAGACAACTTGAGAGTGAAGGTAAGATAAGGATCATCATCTTGAAGGCTCGCCAGCAAGGCTTGTCAACATACGTTGGTGGACACCTGTACTTCACTGTGAGCCAAAACAAGGCTCGTAAAGCCATGGTTATTACACACCATGCAGACAGTACCAGGGCGCTCTTCGATATGACCAAGCGTTATCATCAGCATTGCCCTGACATTCTCAAACCATCAACCAAATACTCTTCAAGAAGGGAATTAACATTTGATGTTCTCGATAGTTCTTATGTCGTTGCCACAGCAGGTGGCGACGCGGTCGGTCGTGGCGAAACCCTTTCATGCGTGCATGCTTCCGAGCTCGCGTGGTGGCCTAAGTCAACTGCGGATGAGACTTGGAACGGCCTTGTACAAGCAGTACCGAATACTAATGATACGAGTATATTTGTCGAGAGCACGGCGAACGGTGTAAACGGCGTCTTTTACAACCTCTGGCGTGGTGCGGTGGCCGGCGAAAATGGTTTCGTTCCGGTGTTTATACCATGGTTTACAGATCCAGAGTACAGAGAGACTGTCACAGATACTTTCGAGCGCAGCCCGGAAGAACAAGAGCTGGCTGAAAAGCACGACTTAGATGACGAACAGCTCATGTTCCGCAGACGCAAGATTGCACAAAATGGTATCGACCTGTTTCGCCAGGAGTACCCATCGACACCAGATGAGGCTTTTCTGACGACAGGTCGTCCTGTTTTCAATCCAGATCAACTTGTAGACATCCTAGATGAGACAGCTGATGTCCAGGAGCGCCTGGCTTGGGAAGACGGTGAGTGGCGTAACCATTCACGCGGCGAACTAACAACATACATGAAACACGATGAGGGTGAGCGTTATGTCATTGGAGCTGATGTGGCAATGGGTGTGCGAAACGGCGACTGGTCTGTGGCGCAGGTTCTGGACAGCAAGAAGCGGCAGGTGGCTACTTGGCGAGGCCAAATACATCCAGATTATTACGCAGAAATACTCTATGCGCTGGGTACCTACTATAACGAAGCGCATATCATCGTTGAGAACAACGGTCATGGCATTCTTACGTGTACGCGACTAGGCAAAGACCTGGCGTATACTAACTTTTACACTGAGGTGCAGCATGACAAGATCACAGACCGTGAGACTGTAAAGCTGGGCTTTAGCACTACAGCTAAAACTAAGCCTCTGATTATCGACCAGCTCCGCGCAGCAATGCGTGAAGAAGAGCTGCTGTTAAATGACAAAACAACCATTAGAGAAATGATGACCTACATCGTCACCGAAAGTGGTTCGATGGAAGCAGAACCCAGCTGCTTCGATGACTGTGTCATGGCTCTAGCACTAGCTAATTATATTCATGAAGGTGCCTGGGAACCTGTAGAGATCCCGGATGAATTATATGTGGAAATGGTATAATGGATTATAAGCCTCTGAACGATGAAGAAGTCGTAAAGATTGTCGAGGACAACATCTCTCGATCTATCGGCTACTATGATAGCCAGCTGAGCCGAGAGCGTGAACTGACGCAGAAATACTACCAGGCAGAGCTACCTAAACCACAACACGATGGCAACTCTAAGTACGTAAGCCAGGACGTTTACGACAGCGTGCAGTCGATGTCTGCAGCTCTCCTGGAGAGCATGGCAGCCGGTCAGAAGATCGTGAAGTTTTCACCACAAAACGCTGATGATGTGGTGATGGCCAACATTGCCAGCGAGTACACAGACTATGTGTGTTTTAGGCAGAATGACTTTTACTCTGTCGCCAGGGATGTGATCCACGATGGTCTGCTCGCTAGAGCAGGTCTGGCTAAAGTATACTGGGATGAACGCCTAGAATACGAAGTGGAAGAGTTCGCTGACCTCACCGAAGAAGAGCTGGACATGCTGCTGACCCAGGACGGCGTTGAGCTTGAGGAAAGCGAAGCCAATTCGATTGGTCTTCTGTCTGGCACAATCAGCCGCGAGATGGACAAAAGCCAGGTGGTCATTGAATCAGTGCCGCCGGAAAACTTCATCATCGAGCCCCAGGCGAAATCACTGTCTACAGTGACCTTTATGGCGCACAGAGAGCGTAAGAGTATCACTGAGCTGCGCGAGATGGGCTACTCAGAGGATCTTATCGAGGAAATCGGTGACGATCACAGCGATGTAGAGCTAGAGACTGACCCAGAGATCCTGGCTCGGCATGAGGATATCGGCAGTGACCGTGGCTTCAATGCTAAAGGCTTCCAAGACCAGGTACGCACAGTCATGGTCTATGAGTGCTACATACACATCGACCCAGACGGCAGTGGCATGGCCAGGCTGCACAAGGTATGTAAAGCCGGCAACGCGCTGCTCGATATGTATGAAGTAGACGACATACCGTTCGTTGCATTCGTCCCACTACCGATACCGCATGCCTTCTATGGCTCTAACTTTGCTGAAAAGGTCGTATCGACACAGAATGCACGTACAGTATTGACCAGGTCGATCCTGGATCACGCTGTTATAACAAACAACCCACGCTACCTGGTTGCTAAAGGCTCACTCACATCGCCCAGGGAAATGATCGATAATCGCCAGGGCGGTATCGTAAATGTTACCCGGATCGATGGCGTGGCGCCGATGCCCCAGGCTGGCCTTAATCCGTTTGTATTCCAAACGCTGCAGCTGCTGGAAGAGCAAAACGAAGACACAACCGGTGTCAGCCGGCTCAGTCGTGGCATCGAGAAGGACGCTATATCAAAGCAGAACTCAGCCGCCATGGTCGAGCAGCTGGCGTCCATGTCACAGCAGCGCCAGAAGATCGTAGCACGTAACTTTGCAAATGGCTTTGTGGCACCACTTTTCCACAAAGTGTACCGCGAGATCCTGGCTAATGAGACCCAGGAACGTATAGTTCAGCTAGCGGGTAACTTTGTTCCGGTCGATCCTACGACCTGGGATGACAAGCGTGACGTAATTACTGAGCTGAAGCTGGGTTACGGCGAGCAAGACCGTGACGCACAAAAGTATCTAGCCTTGCATGCAATGCTTAGCCAGGACGAGGCTTTAGCACCAATGTACGATGCCAAGAAGCGCTACAACGTGATGAAGACCATCATGGAAAAGCAGGGCATCCTAAACGTAGATGATTATCTGACGCCACCTGACCAGCTGCCGCCACCGCAACCAAATCCCGCACAAGAGATGCAGCAAGAAATGGCCATGAAGCAGCTGGAAATCAGCGAGCGTCAGACCGTAGTGGCTGAGATGAAGGCACAAAGTGATGCCGAGATTGCCCAGCTCAAACTGCAGCTAGAAGAGCTCAAGGCTCAGGCTGCACACGCGCTTCAGTCAGACAATATGGATCTGAAGGAAGCACAGTTCCAACACAAGAAGAAGATCGATGAAGGCGAACTCGACATCCTCAAAGTTACTGAGGATCGCCGGGGTATTGTCTCACCGACAGGATAACAAATGGATAAACAAGAAGAGCAAGCATTGGCGATGGGTGATGCAGCGCAAAAGCTGATTGCCGATCCCACTTTTACTGAAGTTGTAAACACCCTGGTCGAGGGTAGCTTTCAGCAGTTCGTTAATTCGAAACCTGAGAGCCCCCAAGACCGGGAACGTGCTTACAACGCATATCGTGGTCTGACGGACATTGTAGCTACATTACAACAGCGTGTAGCCGTCCGTGATCAGATCTTAGCAAACCGTGACAACAACGAAGAGGAATAGGTCTACATGAGCGACCAACAAAACCCTCAGCAAATCGAACTAGCCTTAGATCCAATAACCGGCGAAGTCGATCCAACCGAAGCCATCTTACAGCGGTGGGAAGACCCTGACGAAAAACAGGCATCTGAAGACCCCGAAGAGGCAACAGCTGACGTTACAGAAGAGACTAATGACGTTGAGCTGGATGATAGTGAAGAAATCCAAGACGATGATGATCTTGAAGACGATACCGACCTTGACGAAGATATTGAGGAAGACACTGAAGAGACAGAAGACGAAGACGATGGCGAAGAGGAAACCATTGAGTTATCCGATGACACCATGGTCGAAGTTGTAGTATCTGGTGAAGCTCAACAAGTATCGGTAGGCGATCTCAAGAGACTTGCCGGCCAGGAGAAATCACTTACTCAAAAGTCTCAAGAAGTATCGAGACTACGCAAAGAAGCAGTAGAATCTAGTGAGAAATCACATCTCGTTCTTCAGAAACTAATCGAGAAAGCAGAAGCGGATTACAAACCATACGCTGACGTAGACATGCTGGTCGCCTCCAAAACCATGGCGGACAACGACTTTGCTGCACTACGTAAAGAAGCCCAGCTGGCCAAAGCCAACCTGGATTTCTTAAAAGAAGAGGCTGATGGTTTCTATCGCGGTCTGCAGCAGCAGCAACAAAAGTCCATGCAAGAGGCGGCAACCGAGTGCGTAAAAACACTCCAGAACGATCTGCCAAACTGGTCTAACCAGCTGTACAACGATATCCGCGCCTACGCGGTGTCTCACGGATTACCACAAGAACAAGTGGATACTTTTGTCGATCCAAACGTAATCATGCTCATTAACAAAGCACGTATGTTTGATGAAGGTCGCAAAGTAGCAACCGTGAAGAAAAAGACACCAAAGAAGCGGGTTCTGAAGAGTAAGAGAGCCCCGGCAACACCGACACAACGACGTAATGAAAAGACTGAGCAAGTCAGAAAGCGTCTACACAATTCGGTTAGCCAGGACAGGGATGATATTGCAGATTTGATTATGTCTCGTTGGGAAAACTAATTTGCCTAATGGAGATTAACACATGGCAGTATTTTCTACATACGACCAGGTCGGAAAAGCGGAAGACGTTTCTGCGATTATCACCGACATTACACCGACAGATGTGCCTTTTACTACCTCAATTAAGTCCGAGAAAGTATCAGCACGTGTATTCGAGTGGCAAGAAGATGCGCTTGCTGCGGCGGCTGATAATAAGCAAGTCGAAGGGGCTTCTTTTT